AGAAGGCACGAACAGCAGCAACGTACATCCAAACAGCTGCGACATCGGGCCTTGCAATGGCAACAGGAGTGCTGGCAGCTGCAACTGGTGGCGCATCTACAGCCATGAAGGTCTTTAGAATAGCGTTAATATCCACAGGGATTGGTGCTATAGTTGTGGCCATCGGGCTATTGATCAGCAACTTTGACAAGGTTACTGAAGCGGTACAGAAAGCATACAACTGGTTCAACAAGTTAGGGCCGGGTATCAAGGTTGTGATAGGGGTATTATTTCCTTTCATTGGTGCGATATACGGAGTTATCAAAGCACTCGAATACTTTGGTATCATCGATGACCAGCAAACAGCTCAGATGAAGGCTAATGCAAAGGCAAAAACAGATGCTACTGAAAAGGAGATGAACAAGAAGATCGCAGCTGAGAAGCGCAAGGCTCAATCTGTCGATGATAATCTATCTTTCGAGATAAGAAAGGCACAAGCTGCTGGAAAGAATACGGAGGAGATGGAGGAGCGCAAACTTCAGGCAGCCCTGAAATCTGGCAGGGCCATCCTTCAGATGCAAAGGGAGAAAATAAAGGCATACGAGGAGGAGATCAGAATACTAAGAGCTACAGGAGATGCTGACAGCGAGAGATTCAAGCAGCTGGATAAGGCATTGAAGGCCACACGAACAGCAGCGAGGGAGCAATACAAGGAAAATAAAAAGAATTCTGAAGATCTCACCGTGATGCAGATCGAAAATGAAACGGAGAGAACGAATGCAGCAAGGGAAGCAGCGGAAAAGCGCAGGGCAGATGCTGAAAAAGCAGCCGAAAAGCGCAGAGCAGATGAGGAGAAAGAGGCACAACTGAGGCTTCAAAGACAGAAAGAGCTGGAGGATCTCATCAACCTGAATATAGCTGATGCCGATGAGAGGGCATTGATGCAGCTCCAGACAAAACATCGCAGGGAGCGTGAGGAGATCGTAAAGAAATACGGAGAAAATAGCGATGTTGAAAAGCAGCTACAGATCCATCAAGCTACTGAGCTGAAAAAATTAACCGATGAACAGAAAGCAGCAGCGGATGCCAAAGCAAAAGCGGATCAAGAGAAAGCAGATGCAGATGCAAAAGCTGCATTGGATAAAAAGTTAGCCGATCAGAAAGCAGCAGCTGAACTGGAGCTGTTGCAAGCGGAGGAGAATTTCTATGCTCAGCAGGAAGCAAAGAAAAAGCTGGCAGAGATCGAGATGCAACAGGCTCTTTCAAATGATCAGCTAACAGCAAATGAAAGGCTACTGATTCAGCAGCAATATGCTGACAAGGTGAAGGCTATCGATGATGAAACGACAAAGCATGAGGAGGCGAATGCGAAAATGCTCAGCGATGCAAAGCTGAAAATTGCACAGGATTCTCTACAGCTCATTCAGAATATCACGGAGCTGTTCGGCAAGAAGAACGAGAAGGCTGCAAAGATTGCCTTTCAAGTTGACAAGGCAGCTAAACTGGCATCAGCTACGATGTCAGGAGTTGAGGGTACTATTAACGCATTCAAAACAGCTTCAGGATCACCTATCACAGGAGTATTCCCTGCGTATCCATTCATTCAGGCAGGACTTGCAGCAGCATTCGCAGCAACAAACATCGCAAAGATAGCACGAACACAATTCTCATCAAGCGGTGGAGGGGCATCATCACAGGCATCTGTATCGGCTCCATCACAAGGCACTCCAGCTGTGCCACTACCTGAAGGACCAACAACGCAGACAGCTGGGCTTCCCGGTGGAGGAGGTCAGCAAGGAAGCAAGGTGTACGTTCTGGATTCCGATATCACAGCACAGCAAACAATGAGTGGCAAAGTGCAAGCATTAGCCACATTTGGAGGATAGAATACCTGACAAATTACCGACTTTTTCACTTTTTACTCTAATAGTTATATGGCTCAGTATTTTTGGATAGGAGTTAACGAGAATGACGAAACAGGAATCGATTTCAATTCCTTTGTGGATATCCCTGCGCACATGAAAGGGATGATCTATTTCTCAAAAGAATCAGTACGTTATGCATTCAATGATGAGAAACGCATGGTTACCGGTGTGATGATCGCTGCAAATCAGCCGATCTATCGCTGGTCACCTGAGCTGGGAGATCATTATGTGATCTTTAAGCCTGAAACGATAGAGCTGATCCGTAGAAAGTTCTTCAAGAATGGGTACCACAACAACCTGAACGTGATGCATGATGCAAAGCAAGTGCAGAAAGGTGTAACATTAGTGGATTCTTACATCGTTTCATCGACAGATCCAAAGCTCCCAAAAGTTCCGGAGGCATTATCAGCCATGAATCTACAGGATGGAAGCTGGATAGCTTCATATCACATCGAGAATGATGAGCTATGGTCCAAAGTAAAGGAGGGCAAGTTCGGAGGATTCTCTGTTGAGGGGTGGTTTGACAAGGTAAAAATTAAAACAGATAAAATGAACAAGCAAAAAACAAGCATCTGGGATCTCTTTACAAAGGGGAAACCAGCAGCAGAGGCATTCGCTCAAGCTGTGACTGCTGAAGGTGTAGCTGTGTTCTATGAGGGTGATCTGATCGAGGGTACTGCTGTATTCATCGAGCTGGAAGGGGAGCGCATCCCTGCACCTGAAGGAGAGCATGAGTTAACGCTGGAGGATGGTTCAGTTAAAGTGATCACTCTGAACAGCGATGGCGTTATTACAGCGGTTGCGGATGTTGAAACGATGACAGATGAATCTAATGAGGAAGGCTTTGAAGCTATCCCAGCAGATCAGGTTGCCGATGCACTCGAAGCAGCTACGGAGATCATCGCAGAGAAAACTGGCCTTGAAATGGGCGAGGCTTATGACATCGCTACTTTGGTAGTGAATGCCATCAACGAGATGAGAACAGAGGTTGCCGATGCAATGCGTCAGCAGACAGCTGAGATCCACAACCGATTCGTTGAGATGGAGAGCCAGTTCAAAGCTATGCAGTCAGAGATGGCTACAATTCAAGAGGGTGAAAAGTTCGGTGCAGCACCTAAGAAAGCATCAACTCCAGCCCCTTCATACCGGGATCTATTAAACAAGTAAACAATAAAACAAAACAATAAAATGAAAAAATTAAATCAATTAGTACGTGAGCGTTTCGACTACGATGTTGAAGCTCTTGCTCCGTACACAGATGCACAGTCAACTCAGATGTTGACAGACCTGATCTACGCATCAGGATTGACTTCTCGTATCTCTATCATGGAGAACGTGAAAGGTTCAGAGGATATCAAGCTCCTCACTTCAGATCCAGCTCTTCAAGCTGCGACATCATGCGGATGGACCCCTGAAGGTGGTGTGATCCTTACTGATGAAACGATCACTACAAAGCGATTGAAGATCCAAGAGGACTACTGCAACGAGGATCTGAACGGTACATGGGCGCAGTTGATGAATGCTGCAGGTGCAAACGTACAGGATACTGAAGCTCCATTCGCTGACATCATGGCTGCTTACTATATCAAGAAGGCTGCAAAGAAGAACCAGGATCTAATGTTCAACGGAGATACTCTCTCTTTGAATCCTGACCTTGCTCATTACGATGGGTTCGTGAAGCTGTGGGATAACGATGTTGATTTGAATGTGTACAACTCTGTTGAGGTATCTATCACAGCAGCTAATGCATTGACTATCGCTCTTGGTTTGTACGATGCAATCCCTGCTGTATTGATGGACAACGATGTGAACGTGGAGATCATCTGCGGGCGTGAAACATTCCGCAAGATTATCACTCAGAACTACAATGATAACAACTATCACTTCCAGATCTCCGAGGAGGCAGGAACTGAGCCATCATTCATCCTTCCTACTACAAACGTACGAGTGAGAGCTTATTCTCAGCTCAACGGTACTGAGAAGATGTATGCTGTGCCTTACAACTATATGTTCTTTGGAACTGATCTTGCAGGTGATTACGAAGGGTTTGAATTCAAGTACAACGATACAGATGAGAAGCTACGTTTCGGTGTTAAGTGGAGATCTGGTGTGGCGTATGTATTCCCTGAATACTTCACTCGCCTTGAGCTTGCTGCATCCTAATAAATAACCTATAAAGATCTAAGGAAATGGCTTGTGAAATTACATCCGGATATGACCTTGTATGCGACTCTCAAGGAGGAGTTGATACATGGTATGCGTTCGCTATTGCGAACTACGATACATTGACCTATGCTGCTGGTGAGGTTACAGCTTTGACGCTGCTTCCCGGCACGTATGCCTATCCTTTGAATGTTGAAATGGAAACTTCATCCTTCACCGATGTAGCAGTCGGAGAAAGAACGAATGGAGCTTATGGTCGCCAGCAGACAGCTACGGTAGTGCTACATGGTAACACAGCAGAGATGATCGTTGAAATCGAAGCTCTTTGCCGTGGCCGCCATGCACTCATCGCTAAGCTGAATGATGGCACATACGAGCTTCTATTCATGGAAAATGGAGCAAAAGCTACAGATGAAAGAGCTTCCGGAACTGCATTCGAGGATATGAATGGCAATACTCTCACCTTCAACGGTAAGGAAAAGACAAAGGCTTGCAAAATTGATGCTGCAATAGTGAATCTGTTGTTGCCTCCTGTGAGCTAATGTTGTGAAAATTTGATTAATTTCGGGGGAGGTACACAGCCTCCCCTTTTTTGAATCTCGATATGGCTACAAAATACTACATCAGAGGATTAGGATTCGTTGAAGATACTCCATCAAACAGGGCTTTGTTGGTATCTTTGGGAAGAATTCAACAGGAACCTGTAAAGGTTGTCAAAACAAAGAAAAAAAAGAAGGATGATACTGCTGACACAGGATACGCTGAATCAGATCACGGTAACACTGAACGAACTCAAGACTGATCTGCTGCCAGACAACTGGCTGTTCAGATTCGTACTTGATCAGGATGACTACTATGAATACCTGATTTACCTGACAGATGTCAGCCCAGCTCCACAACGCTATAATCTATTTGATCTCGATGAGGGAATCGATGTAGATTTTAAGTTCGTGGGGGATTATTTATACGAGGTTTATCAGATGCCTAATGGTGGCAGCTTTGACTATACACAAGGGGTGAAGGTTGAGAATGGAAAGATGCGACTGCTTGAAAATCCATTGCCTGTGATCCCTACATTTGAACCAGATACACAAACACAAATCTATGATCCGAACAATATTCCGGGAAGCTAAGCAGCCTCAACCAGTTGAGAAGATAGACAATAAGAGTGGCCTCGTGAAATGGGGTGATGCGAATTTGTATGCTCAGTTCCTTGTTGGCTTATTTCAGGATAATCCTGTACATGGAGGTATAGTGAATCAGAAGGTGAAATTCATCACAGCTGGAGGCATCGAGGTAAATTCAGAGGAGCAGATGAACAATGGCCGATCTCCGTACACATTGAAGGAGGTCATTGACATGATCTGCTTGGATAATGAGATCGCTGATGCATACGCTGTGCTATGGAAGAAAGACCTTGTTACTGGCAGATGGGCAGCTTTCCCGATAGACTTTGAATTGGTACGCCAAACAAAGGATGGCGTGTACTTTGAGGTTTCTGATGACTGGTCGAAGGCGAAGCAGGATCCCCTCAAGACAGGCTGGAGGAGATACAAGAACATTCAGCGCATGACCAGCGATGATACTGAGGTCATGATGTACAACATGACAAGGCCAAAGCAGCGCAAGATCTCAAATAGGCTGGAGCTGACATCGAACTACTATGCTATTCCTAACTATTCAGGGGCTATCACTTCGATAATGGCAGGCATTGAGATGGATTACTTCACCTATGCTGAGGTTGTCAATGGATGGAAGGGAGGTACTGTGATAGCATTGAACAATGGGGTACCTGAAACTGAGGAGGAGGAGAATAAGATCATCAACAGGATCAAGACAGATGCAACGGATAGAGAGAAACAAGGCGGTCTGACGATACTTTTCAGCGAAGGTAAGGATCAAGCTCCAGAGATCTCACAGATGTCGGGGAATGACCTTGATAAACGCTACATTGAAACAGGAAAAGAGATCCTAAGAAAGATCATGATCGCTCATCAGGTGATCAGCCCTGCGTTATTTGGGGTACTTTCTGAGAGCTTGTTCGGTAGTAAGGAGGAGATGGAGGTAGCTTACAAGCTATTTCAGGAAAACTATGTTAAATATCGACAGGAAAAGATCAGCGAGGAGTTCAACTGGGCGTGGAAGCGATTGAATAAGGAGGAGCTTGGATTAAGATTTAACGATTATATTCTCAACCTTGAGCAGAATATCGAAGAAACTAACAGAACATCAGCAGCATTGAATGGAATGAGTCCGCTTGTGGCGAACAAGGTACTTGAGAATCTAACTATCAATGAGATCAGAGGTCTTGCACAGCTGGCTCCATTACCTGAAGGCGATGTGATAGGTGGTCAAGCTCCAGCGGCACCGGAGCCAGCAGCCTTCAACGAGGAGGATCCTGTGCTGATGGAGTTCGAGAAATGCGGTGAGATGGCTGATCAATTTATCATCCTTGAATCGAGGGAGTATGCAGGGGAGGACAATGAGGATGAGTTCATTCGACAGTTCTTCAAGGATAGGCATGAGATGACTGTCACGGATGACGATAGGAATATCCTTCAGATGATCAAGAATGGAGAGAGCTATGATGCCATCAGTAAGGCTATCGGCAAGGGTGGTGTGTATCTATCGAAGCGATTATTCCAGCTCAAGGAGAATGGATATCTTGAGGGCTGGGAGCTGACAGATAAAGGAGTGAGAGAATCGACTGTGATCACAGAAATAGAGGTGCTGTATTCCTATGAAAAGAAGCCCGGCATAAAGGGAGATACTATCATCCCTACAACAAGACCTTTCTGCAAGGTGCTGGCGAATCCAGATAATAAGAAGCTATACAGCAGGGAGCAGATCAATCAGATCAGCGTGGCTGTTGAGCGTGATGTATGGAGCTACAGAGGAGGCTGGTATCATAATCCAGATACTGACAGAACAACGCCATCATGTAGGCACGTATGGAAGCAAAATATCGTAACACGTAGGAGATGATCTCACAGATACGGAAGCTCATACAGGACAAGCTGATCAGCGGTGTTAACATCAAGACCATCAATGGCAGCGATATACTCGGACCGGGTAATTTAACCGTATCAGGTAGCGGTGTTCCTGATGGTGACAAGGGAGATATCACAGTAACTGGTTCAGGTACGGTATGGACTATCGACAACAATGCTGTAACGAATGCAAAGATCAACGATGTTGACTGGTCAAAGGTCACAGGGGAGCCGACAACGCTGGGAGGCTATGGCATTTCAGATACTAAGGCGAACTTCAACACAGCGTGTAGTGATGGTGATTTCTTATTCGTTGGGGATGTCACTCAGTACACAGATGAACAGGCACAGGATGCTGTAGGCGCAATGATTGATGGCTCGCTCATCTATGC